GAAATTTTCAGTTAATCAGTGAAGATGTGCAGATGTGTCTCTTTTACTGGGCGTCCGGTTTCCGGTCGCTCAGGACCTGTACTTGCTAAACTCTCGGATCTCCAACATGCGTTACAGACATCGTATCGAACAAACACGTGCAATGAGCTACGGCTACCATATCAATGGTGTCGAGCAATTTCACGTAGATACGAGTGCGCCAACCTCGGCTCAAGCCATGCTTGATTTCTCATCAGGCAAGAAACGGGTTGGTCGTAGGCCTTACCAGCCTTGTAACCATGTTAGGATCACAGTCGCACCTGGTCAGAAGCCCCCCTACGTCATTAGTGATCCTTTCGGGTTCATGGAACCTGAATTTCACACTTTTGACGGAGAGTATTGGACTTACGTACCAAACCATATGATCAATTACCCCGACTCATATGTCGGGAATATTGATGATCTGGCTGTGCCTCCTTCAGTGGCTGAGAGAGCCATCCGATTACTTTTGGATGACGCTCTCGACGCTATCCCTGATTCAGTTAGCATCGCTAACTTTATTTGGGAGTTGCGTGAAGTGAAGCAACTTATACCTAAGTTGCAGAGCTTAGCACTTGCCCCGGGTCAGCTTCTTCTTTGGTGGCAATTCGCGGTTCGTCCGCTAGTTGACGACGTAAAGAAGATCCTGAACTTAGCTGAGAACCTCGAGAAACGACTCGACCATCTCAGAAAAATCAATGGACGGACTGTCACCTTCAGGCGTCATGCTCATTGGAGTCAAGACAACTTTGGTGACACCCATCGTGTGTTCTTCCCTACACCTGGGTCTTATGACCTAGCGCAAACGGTTGAACAAATGTCTCGTTGGGACTCTGGACAGCTTTCTATTGCTGCCAGCGTCAAAACGGACCTTGATTTTCGGGGTATTGATGTGTTCAACACTGCCATGTTGGCTGCGTTTGGCCTGAACAACCCAATAAAAGTTGTTTGGAACGCCATACCATTCTCATGGTTAGTTGAGTGGTTCATCAAACTTGATGGCTTTCTCGATACGTTCGAGATTCCCGAGTTTCCTGGTACCATGCAGATCTTGAGCACATCCCATACGGTACGCACTAAGTCTATGTTCTCTAGCTATGGCTATACCTCTCCTCCAGAGTTTGGGCATTTTCCCAATCCTCTGCAGCAGTCGGCTGAGCTAAAAGCTTTTGGACATACCTTAGTCCGCGGATTCCGTAGGAGATCCGGACTACCACCAGCAAGTATAGGGCCTGAAGGCTTAAGCCTAACCCAGCAGGCGATCTTGGCTGCTCTCCTTCAACAAGGAGCGCATAGCCAACTCATCTCTCGACACTAGATGTCGAGTTTACATAGACATAGGAGATTCCCGTGCCCCTTAACTCTTTCAGCATGACACCTGCTCCGGACGATCCTGAGGTCATCGATCTTGAACTGATGACTACTCAGCCTGGTCCGGGTGCTGAGTACCACAACATCGCCACTTCGCTCACGCTGCCTGAACGGGTTCTTATCCGTCACAGCCAGCTGAAGCCGAAAGGGTCTTCTGCTGTGGTCGACAAGCACAATCTCGTGTTCTCCCATAAGGAGCGTGATGCTACTTCTGGTGAGATCTTCGAGGCGTCCGTCTCCCTCACGATTACCTGCCCCAGGAACGATATGTTCAATAAGGCAGACTTCACGAGGATCTATGGCATGATTGACACGTTTTTGCGTGCCAGTTATGGCTCGGATACTGAGTTCGGACGTTTGGCGTACCTGCTTCGTAACGGTACTTAGTACCCGAAGCAAGGGGTGAAAGAGTTAACGCACGGCTCAGGAAGGTGGCCCTAGTGGGTTTCCCTAAGAGCCCGAGCGAGGACATGGTCCTCGGTCTCTACCAAGCACTGTTCCGTGACCTCCGCATCCTTTATCCGGATGACGTGAGAGAACTCGACAAGGACTTGGAGACTCTTCTCCAACGACTTGCATCAGAGGGCATACCTTTTGCAACCAAGATTCTTCCCAAACTCGGGAAGGCTTTTGACCTTGCATTAGAGGTAAGTCAACTCTCTGTTCCTCCTGAATTTAAGAAATCCAGGGGGAATCCTAATTGTCCTGCTTTTCTGCAGTGCTTATTTAGGAGAGTTTTCTCACCTTCTGGTCTCCTGGAATCACCTGACATCGGAACAATCCGATGTATCAGGCAGATTTTGTTCCTTGTTTATAAGCTCGAACTTCCCTTCGACCCTGAGAGTGTCACCAATGTTTTGGAGACGTTCATCAAGGTTGAAGAGGAAATTCGTGCGCTGACCCTTCCCGCTCAACCATTTCTGGCTTACGCGCGGATGGCAGTTGGAAAAGTCCTCAAGGACTTAGATCCTCGAGAGATTTCTCCTAAACATGGACCAGGAGCAGTAGCTACTGGCGAGAAACTTGATAACAAGTGGCTTTTCGGCCGCCGTTATGAAGCACTCGACCGGTATTATCCTTACGAGTCATACTTTATGACGAGTAGGGAGAATGAGATCCCTGAGCGGATGGAGTTTCTACACGGCCTAACTCGACTCGAGTCGGGAAACGCCAAAGTAGTACTCGTTCCGAAAGACTCACGCGGCCCGCGCTTAATCTCTTGTGAACCACTGGAATACCAGTACCTTCAGCAAGGATTGAACCGGGAGTTGGTTGCTCTCTTAGAGAGCCATGCCCTAACTAAAGGGCATGTCAACTTCTCTGATCAAGAAACAAATCGTTGCCTTGCGCGGGAGTCATCCCGTTATGGGCACCTTTGTACTCTTGACCTAAAAGACGCGTCAGATCGGGTGTCTATGAAATTGGTTGAGTGCCTCTTTCCAAAGAGACTCGTTCCTTATTTCTTTTCACTCCGATCAACCTCCACTACCTTCCCTGATGGGAGGGTGATACCTTTAAGCAAATATGCTCCGATGGGAAGTGCTTTGTGCTTCTCTGTCGAAGCCCTATGCTTTTGGGCTATCTTAGTAGGAGTTGTCGTTCAGGAGACTCAGTGTAGTCTACTGGAAGGTGCACGCGAAGTATATGTGTATGGAGATGATTTGATCATCCCCGTCCATTTATTCTCCGCGGCTGTTGAGGCTCTTGAAAGGTGCGGACTAAAAGTCAACACCTCCAAGAGTTATAAGGACGGGAAATTCCGTGAATCGTGTGGCATGGACGCGTATGACGGCGTCGAAGTCACACCCACGAAAATCTCGACCTTATGGTCAGGGAACCCTCGTGACGGTGGTGCGTTCTCTTCGTACGCCTCTTACGCCAATGACTTTAGGAGTAAGGGCTATGAAGAGTTGGCTACTCACATATTTACCAGACTTCGTAAGACTTATGGCAAATTGCCGTTTGGCTTGTCGACGTCTGGTTTTCCGTGTGAGGTATGCTCTACGTTCCAGGAAGCAGTCCAAAGAAATATCTCTGGAGGTTTCCTTGTTCGCAGACACAGATCCTACCAGCGAATTGAAGTCTTAGCTAAAACTTTGACTTCAGTCGAAGAGGAGTCTATGCTCACTGGATGGCCTCGTTTACTGAAAGGGTTATTGACCCCTTCACACGGCGAGGACCCGTCACGAGTCGCGGTACCA